CCATCTGATAACATGAAGAAGACAGCCACCATCATGGTGATTGCTGTCGGCCCTGGGGGGCATCGCCGACAAGGTGGTGCCCCCCTTTCTGATTCCGCTTGCGGAGCAGATATGGCCGATGAGAATCCGCCCATGATTTCAATTCCTGTTGAGGCGTTGGCCACCGATTCCGAAGACGGCAAGGATGTGATGCCCGAGGTTGGCGATGAGGTCACCCTCAACGAGGTCAAAGGCGTCCTCAAGAAACTCGACAACGGTGAAGCCTACGTCGAGATCAAGAGCGTCAACGGCATGCCCGCCGAGTACGAGGAGAAGGGCGAGGACTCCGAGATGGAGGCTGGCCAACCCATGGACGAGAAGGGCATGCGGAAGATGGTCGAGAAGTACGATTCGGAGAACGAGTAATGCCCATCTACTCCTTCGAACACAATGGCCGGACCATCGAACAGATCGTTCCGATGGGAACCGATTCCATTTCTTTGGAAGGCAAGACTTGGCGGCGGTCCTGCATCAACAGGATCGCCCCAATCGGCTTTGCCAGGCAGTCGGAACTCAAGGACGAAGTCAAACGCGGCTTCTACAACATGGAGCAACGTCAAGGCAGCCGATTCGAGAGCACTTTCACTAAGAACCAAATAAGGAAGATCTGGGACATATGAGTTCGATCAATGCAGAGTTGGCCATCGAATACTCGATGGGAAATGGCGGATTCAGTCTTGTCACGTCGACTGCTGCCCAGACTGGGAAATATGTCGGGTTGACAATCGTCAACCAGGCAACGTTCACATCAATCACAGGGAATAATGTCAGTGGTTCTTGGTCCACTGTAAGTATTCCTGCCGGAATCACGATTGTCGGGCCAATCACTGGGTTCCAGCTTTCTTCAGGCGCTGTAATCGCATACAACGGAGTCATTAACTCCTAAGATCATGGGTCCGGTCAGTCTAGGGATTAACCTTGTAAGCCAAAGCAGGTCTTTAGGCGTACCCTACGACTACCCCATTGCCCGGCGCGATCTCCTGCGTGAGGACGAGGACTTCATCCTGCTGGAGAACGGCACCGACAAGATCGTCATCACCTTTGGTACCTTTGATTCGCTCCTCCTAGAGGACGCCACCTTTCTACTCCGCGAGGACAGCGGCAAACTCATCATCCAAGCAAACTAGTATATGGCAGATACCAAAATCACAGCGTTGGCCGCGATCAGCACGATTGACGCAGCCGTTGACCCACTCGCAATCGTCGATGTGTCTGACACGTCGATGGCAGCGTCTGGCACGACCAAGAAGGTCACCTCGCAGCAGATCCTTGGCTCTGGCGGCAACGCCTCGGTTGGGACGCTGAATGCGAGCGGTGCGGCTACGCTGTCCAGCACACTGGCAGTGACCGGCACCTCGACCTTCACGGGTGCCGTGACAGCCAATGGCAACCTGACCGCCAATGCCAACACGACCCTTGGAAACGCGCAGACCGACATCATCACGATCAACGGTCAGGTGCAGGCCCGCGAAGGCGAGTTGGCGTCCTCAATTCGCGCTGCTGCCAGCAATTACGCTGGTGTGGCGTTTGATGGGGCGACGGCCTTGACGAGGGTTGCCAGCACGACGACGACGCAACCTATCAGCACCGGAGACTTCTCGGTCTGGATCCGTTGCAAGATACCTGCAACGTCCAGCGCAAACCAAGACCCACTGTTCACTTTAGGGTCCACATCTGGCGCTGATGGTTCCGGTGCTTATGGGTTAATATTCCGAATGTTTACATCAACTAATCTAGTTGATTTAACGATTCGAGATTCGGGCGGATTATCTAGTGGCGCAGGTGCTGGAAGTGCAACTGCAACGTTTACGCACGCCAACTACGCCGGACAAGTTGTCGATTTCGTAATTACAAGGACAGGTTCAACGATTGCAATCTACGCGAACGGAACCTCGCTTTCTGTCTCGTACACAAACCAATCTAATCTGGCTAACCCGATCGGAAATTGGCCTACCGCTACCACTCAGTATTTTGGCGTCGGAACGTCAACGACGACACCGTACCGAGATGCCATCTACCGCTCCGTCCTCTTCAATCGCGCACTCTCCGCAGCGGAGGTCGTCGATCTCATCGAGACCGGAGTCAATCCGGCGGATCAGTGGGGGTCGCAGACGGCGGCGTATTCCAGTGACTTTTCGGCGGGGGCGAATAACTGGGCCGGGGTTCGTTCTACCGTCACCGGAAACGTAGATGGAGTGCTTGGAGTAAATGACACTCTGCGGACCGTGGTCGATGGAACCGCAAGCAACAGTCACTATGCAGTGAATTCAACTGTGCCGGGAATGGTCGCAGGCAAGAGGTATAAGGTTGCTTTCGATTATTACATCCCATCTGCAAATGCGATACTTAACGGAGTAAGGTTAGATCAACTCATTCAAAACTCTCCAATCACCGCAAACCAAACAACGACTGGAGCGTGGGCGACAACATCTCCTGTTCAGTTTATCGCTCTGGGAAGTCGCTTGGATCTTCTCGGAATGGCATCTGGAAACAACACTTTCAACGGAAACAGCACTGACGAGTTCTATCTTAAGAACATGGTGCTCACACGCATCGGGGCCATTGTGGACTTGGATTTCACGACCGGCATTGGCTACCAAGCGTTCGATTCGTCCACCAACAAGCTCGATGGCACGTTGTTTAACGGTGTGAGCTGGACGCAGCCGACGCGCATGGGATTTGCCCGTGGCACGTTGACCACCAACGCTGGCCAGCAGTTGCTAGGTACGCTCACCATCCCGACTGATGCTCACATCGACTATGTAGTGGTGGAAAACGTCTCCGCAGGTTCTTCTGCGACGTTCAGCATGGGCACCGCCTCCGGAACGTTGACCAACATTCTCAACGCACAGCCTCTGGGTGGTAATGGCACCAAGACCACCTTTGATCCTGTGGATGGTTTCTCTTCGACCGGCAACCTCTGGTGCGCTTGGTCTGCTGCTGGAACCGTCAAGGTCACTGTTGCTTACCGTCAGGTCCTTTAACACAAAGCTCTATGGAAGAAAACCAAGTCATCGAACCGTTGAACGAGGTCATCACATTTGATCCGCCCCTGCTGACCATCGACAACCGCATCGACGGAAATGCGTACATCACCTCGGCTGAGATTCTCCCCCCTGACTGTGAGGAGAAGATCATTGCTCGACTGACCGGATACGGTGCCACCGATGGCAAGTCGTTTCAGGACGGCATGGTCATCGCTGTCCCGAATGTTGGTGATGCTCGTCAATCCATCATTGCCGCGCTCGCGGAATAACCATGCCTAGCGTCGCCAACTTCACGTCCCAGACCATTGGGACCGATAGTTCAACAGCCATCCCGACGAGGAATCAGTTGCTGTACGGAAACGTTCGGGTCACCTCTGGCACCAACAATCCAAACGGTGTTGAGCTGCGGGTGATCGGGAACATGGTTTCATATCACACCGGACAGATCATCGCTGGCCTTCCTCCTAGCGGTTTTGCCGCGACCGCAGACCACTCGCACATGGAGTGGCTGAACTTTGCTTCTGGCCAACCTCAGTCGCGTCAGTTCCATCAGGAGATCTACACGGCGTCCACCAGCTTTAACACGACTAGTTTTGTCTCCTACGGAAACCCGATCACTGCGGTTGGAGCGGCTATAGCCAACGAGAATTCCATCGACACGACTAGCACGGCTCAGACGCCTTCCGCTCCAGAGTATGTCGGTCGCGTAAAGGTCAGGTACAACGCGAATCCTTCGATTACTGCCGGGACCTATTACCTGCTGACGATCTCACAGGTGCAGGTTGCAGGTATTCAGGCAGCCACATACACCGCAGTCGCTGCTACAAGCTCGACCCTTGTTGGCGGTCTATACGAGGCTGAGATCGACGTTGAGGGTCTGGATCCGATCCATTGGACTTGGGCCAACAGGGCGAACGAGTCTGCGCTCAACGACAACTGGTCGCTGCAATCCATCATCACACCGCTGACTGTCACTCAGATAGCCCCGTGCGGCGTCAGTGGGGACACGTCGTTGCTCGACATCACCTTCTCCAGCGTCCCTGCGGATGTCGTTGTTGGTAAGTCGATCTCGGTGCTCATCAAGCAGGCTGGTAACGTCACTGGTCTGACCACGGGATTCCTGACCAGCGGTTGCATCATCAGCATCTCCGGCAATGTGGTGCGGGCTCGATTCCGCAACATGCGATACCGGTTCGGATACAACATCGCCGGAACTGCAGAGACTAACACCTCCAAGTTCTCGATTGTTCTTGGAACTCGGGATGTATTCCATGACCCGGACCAGATGCACACGCACTCGGTCCAGTACCGAGACACCGACGGCATCGTGACTTGTCAGGGATACGGTTCGGTGGACTTCGGTTCCTCGGTCAATCGGTCCATCGGTGTGGGTCGCAATCTGTTCGTCAAGAACTCCGACGAGTGGGTTGCTGGCACCGACGACTCGACGAACCGGATGTCACTTAGTTCGAGTGTGTTGTCCACTTCCGGATACAACATTGGCAGCGTCCAAATCAGGTCTGGTTCTGGCACGCCTGAAGGTGCTGTCACGGCTCCCGTTGGATCATTGTTCCTTCGTACGAACGGTGGCACTGGCACTACTTTGTACATCAAGGAGAGTGGCGTTGGAAACACTGGTTGGGTTGCTGTTGGGACTCCAGCATGAACACTAACGACATCAAGGACGCCGTCATCGGCATCGGCAGCACTGGTGGAGGTGTGGCCATCTCGTACATCGAGGCATTCAGTCCTTATGTGCGTTTCGCCTCGCTCTGTATCGGTTGCGTCATCGGACTCATCGTCATCTATAAACATCTAAGACACTGGAACGACAAACCATGAACGACTCCATCAAATCCCTCATCCGTCACGTCCTAAGCGCCGCTGGTGGCTTCTTGGTTGCCAAGGGCCTCGTCTCTGCTGACCAGCTTCCAGAGGTTGTCGGTGCTGTCATCACGCTCGTTGCCGCCGCCTGGGGCATCATGTCCAAGAAGAAGGCCGCGACTCCTCCTGCTGCTCAGTGATCATCGAGCAGATCCTCACAGCGATCCTCAAGTTCGTTGAGTCGCTTCTGAGAAAGGACCAGACCAGTGAGGACGCAAAGAAGCAGCCAGATCTCAAGGATCGCCTGCGTCGTCGCATTGCTGAACATGAGCAGCGGATGCGCGACGCGGGTGATCCTCGTTCCTGAAGGCGAGCCCGTCCGCATCGCAGAGCCTATCAAGGCTAGAGTCTGGGTGCTGGATTCCCAGGGCAATAGCATCCGATCTCAAAACCGCGTGACAATTCCAGCCGGCTGGTACGCACTTCCTAAAGACTGATATGGGTTCCACACTGACAGGTTCAACAGTCGCCAGCACCTACACTGGCCTGCTCAAGACGAGCGACACAGGCGCCATCAACTCCACGCTCAAGACCATCTCGGATGGCTCTGGCAATGATTCCGCGCTTCAGCTCTCCACCACCAGCGTCAACATCGCTGCTGCTTCCGGAAACTTCACGATCGCGACCGACAAGCTCACCGTCGCTGGTGCAAGCGGTAACACGGCTGTCGCTGGAACCCTGTCTGCCACCGGCAACTTCGCGATCAACACCAACAAGTTCAACGTCACAGCGACTACTGGTAATTTCAGTGCTGCCGGAAACGCATCAATCACCGGTTCAGCATCTGTAAATGGGGATATCAGCACAAATGGGCGTGTCGTATTGAACGGAAATTACGGTGTAAATCAGAACTCAGCTTCTGGATCAAATTCATTTGCTGGACCTGTTACATTCAGCAACACAACCACGTTCAGTGCATCTCCTGTTTTCTCAACGAACGTCACGTTCAACAACAATGTAACCATAAACGGGACGGCAACACTTGCTGGTGTTTCAGCGTTGAATGGGAACATCACTCTTGGTGATGCAGCAGGCGATACGATTACGGTAAATGGAACGCCAACCTTCAATGCTGCGGCGACGTTTGCTGGTGCTGCTACATTCACAGGGGCTGCAACGTTCAACGGAAACGTCACCATTGGAAGTGATGCAACTGACACGCTCTCGATCAACGCTGCGTTCAATCCATCGACTGTAACATTGGCTTCTGAAGACTTTTTCTTAATCCAAGACGTCTCCGACTCCAACAAGATTAAGAAGGTTGCGACTAGCGATGTACAAACATACAAAAAGTTTGTAAGTTCTGAATATAACATTCCTTCTTCTGGACCAACTGTAAATACAGATAATATCCTTACGATACCAATTTCATCTACAGGATTAGGCGGAACCCCTGATATTGTTATACCTCAATTAGTGTGTAAAATTGCAAATAATGGATATTCGGTTGGAGATATTATAAATTTTGATCAATGTTGGTCTGGAGATTACGCTCCAGTGTATGGCTTGTCTTTTAGTGGCGCGAATATCGTTTTAAACAGAATGACATGGAGTGGCTTGTGGGATGGATATGGAAATACTCCCGGGTCTCTTAGCTATATTCGTGTTGATTTAAATCCTACTAAATGGAAGGCAAGGATTGTAGCGATTAAGTACAATTGATTCGTTATGACTCCTTCCCAGATCGCTCAAGCTGCCTGCGATAAGCTGTCGTTTACCGACTCTGCGACCATCGAGTTGGCCAAAAAGTTCTGCATTCGCAGGTATTCCATGATCTGGGATTCCTGCCTATGGAACGATACCCTCGGTGTCATCTCCAAGGCGGTCAGCGATGGCGACGAGATCATCAAGCTCGATTCCTATGTCACCTCGACCTACACCGCGTTCGCTGCGAACAACATGTATCTGGATGTCCCTGTGGCCGTCCGATTCACTGTCACCGGCGAAACCGATGGCATCGAGATCCCCGCCGCAGAATGGCAGTCTTTCTTCCAGCTCGATCCCAACGTCTGGAACAACGTTGACTCAAGGAAGTCTACTCCAAACAACTTCGTCAACCTCTCTAGGCTGGTCAACGACGGCACGACGACCTACGGAGATTCCGGCATCCCCCAGATCAAGCTGGTGCCAACTCCAAACCAGAATGGAACCCTCTTTGTCCTTGGTAAGCGGCAGTCGCCGGTTCGCCAATTCGGTGAGTCGACTGCAATAGCCAACAATCAAGCCTTCGAGATCCGAGGTATCGAGAACGCGCTGATGGCGTTCACAGAGGGTGATCTGCTAGAATACTCGCGTCAGTACGGGAAGGCGCAGGCCAAGTTTGGCGAGGCCGCTGCACACGTCGGAACCATGAAGGATCTGGAACGTGGCCAACAGCAGCAGATCAGCAGGATCATTCCTGATTCGCTCTACGACTGGACCTTCGACGATATCGCCTAACCATGCCTTTCAAAGCCAACGACAGCCTGGACGACGAGATTCTGTTGGATGGCACAAACGGCTTCACGACAGGTCAGGTCAGTGCAACTCGTCCGGACAACATCGCCAATACATCGTATTCCGATGGCCTAAACCTCGACTACGATGACTTCGGAAATCTGATTTCGAGGCCGGGATGCGTCCCATTCAGCTCACCAAGTGTCTTGACCACTTTGTGGGAATCCATATCGACCAACTGGGAATCAACCACGCTCTATTTCGGTTCGAGCATAAGTTCGACCGCAACCGTCATCTCCGGTTTCTTCTTCGATACGGCAGCATCTGAACGGTTGATCATCGGAGTGCGTGACGGGGCGAGCAATCAGCTCTACTACAGCAACTCAAGCGGTCTGTTTCAGGCAATTTCAGGCTCATCGTTCAACTCTTCTGCGAACTATATCTACTTCGCGCAGCTCAACGAAAAGCTGTTCTACGCCGATGGATACAGTTCGTTGGCCTATATCACTGCTGCGAACGCCAACAGTTCGATCACCGCAGGGAAGATCAGCCGCATCGATGTCATCAATGAAGGTGATGGTCATTCCAACATACCGACAGTAACGATTGATCCACCAAGCCCCGGACCCGGAACCACAGCAACTGCTGTGGCTGTGATATCTGGAGCCGGCAATATGGTTGCAGTTAACATCACGAATCCAGGAAGCGGATATACGACTGCACCTTCCGTTTCGTTCTCGACTACAAACCAGTCGCATGCTGTTGCGTTCATTTCTCTCGCTCCTCCGGCGAAGCCGATCTTCCTGACAACGCATACGCAGAGGCTCTTCTGTGTATCGGCAGATACGGCTGCAATGCCAGACGAAGTTCGGTTCTCCGATATCCTAGATGGTGAGACGTGGGATCCATCTGCAAGCATCCGCGTCGGTGGTGATGGCGATTCGATCACTGGTCTCTATTCTTGGTTCGGATACAAGCTGCTTGTCTTCAAAGAACGATCCATCTGGGCGATTGATGCCGATCCTCAAGCCGATCCAGCAGATTGGGTTGTCTCACTGATTTCTGGAAACATCGGGTGCGTCTCGCACCGATCCATTGCCGGTGTTGGAGCAGATGTGCTGTTCCTGTCGAGGGATGGCATCAGGTCACTGGCCCAGATTCAGGCAGGCACTCAGACTGATGTCGGTCTTCCATTATCGGCACCCATCGACGATGTGTTGTCGCAGATGGACAAGACGCAGTACTCCATCTGTGACGCCATCTATTGGAACAACAGATATCTGCTGTCTTTCCCGTACAAGACCGGCACAGCGGCTCAGACTACAAACAACCGCGTTGTTGTTTACCATCTGTTGGCCAAGTCATGGTTGGGTGTGTGGGACAATTGGACTGTGTACGATTTTGTGTACACGGCATTCAGAGATCTCGGACAAGCGTTGATGTTCTGCGGAAAGGTCACAAACCTGACGACGGGCTCTGGTCAGATCTATGCATTCAACGATTATCTGGCCGACAGTAGGTTGACTCCAGTCAATCAGGCAATCTACCGGGATTCCGGACAGTCGTTTGAGACTTATGTGGTCACCAAGGCGTTCAACATGAACGAGCCGATGATCGACAAGATCGGCTACAACGTGCAGTTCAGCACAGACAATCCATACGCTTCTTGGGCACCTGAGATCTCATGGAGCTACTCGCTCAACATGGGAGGATCCTTCACCAGCTTGGACAACAAGGTGACGCTTCCGTACAGCACCTACAAATATCAGAAGTCCTACAACCTGATCTCGAAGGGCCGTTGGAACTCGATCCAGTTCAAGCAGCGTTGCACTGATGGTAGGATGTCTGTCCAATCTGTCATAACCACGGCATTCCCGCAGAGCATCAAACCGCAGCAATGACAGCCCACCCAACACTGATCTCAGCAGCAGCAGTGTTGAAGAGGAAGTGGCCGACGTGTCGGAGATGGACCCGGGAGCAACTCATCAACTTTCTGGCATTCTTCAACGAGAAGCGCCAGTTGGGCATTGTTGTCGATGAGGGTAGATGCGTCGGCGTTGGGATCGTCCGCATTCTGAAGGACGAGAACGAAGCAAATGACCCAAGGCTGACAGACAACTCTGGACACATCGCTTGGGTCGAAATTGTGGCAACGACCAAGCCGATGGCGGTGCAGACGCTGTTCCTGGGCATGCTGCGATTCTGCAAGATGAATGCCCCGAATGTGACCCTGCTCGGCGGAAGACACACGCCTACGGGCGCTCACCGCTTGTACCCCTTCGATCGATACTTCAACCTCGTGACGAACAAAAGGATCTCCTATGGGTGGTGACTATGAAGCGCCAAATATGGCGGCAGCGAACCGTGAAGCGGTCTTGGCTCAGGCCGAGACGTTTCCTTTGCTCAGGCAGATCGAGGCTGCTTCTCGTCTAGGACGAGAGATCACCTACACAGATCCTCGCACCGGGAAACAAGTCACGCAGGACTTCCGTGGCATGTCGGACATCGATGTGACCCGGGAGGTCGCCCGTGCGATGGCTGACATCGCTCCTGAACTGACATCTAGGCAACTCGAGCTTGCCAAGCAGTATGGGACTGAGTTTGCCGCACAACGTCGCCGCGAACTAGAAACTGCGGATCCCGAGCGTTACAAGCTCTACGACCAGTTCTTGCGTGATGTGCAGTCTGGAAAGGCTGCGGTTGAGACTGGTGCTCCGACGGTCCCTGAGTACGAGCGCGTAGCCACCCCTGCTGACATGCGGGACACCGGTATGACGGCGTCCATGCGGGCTGACTTGGAGAAGCAGGTCGCAGGTGAGCTGGCTCAGGCTGGTTCGCTTCCTCCCGGACTCCAGAGGGCCACTGAGCAGGCTCTGCGTGCCCGAGGTGCTGCCACTGGAAACATTCTTGGCAATGCGGCGGCTCTGCGCGAAGCCCTTGGCGTTTCGCAGGCCATTCAGTCGTCTGATGAGCGACGCCGGGCACAGGCTCT